AGCAGCAAAAAGAGGATCAGCAGGTAAAAAATAAACTGGATAAGGCGCGCAGCGGAAACGAGTACGTTAACGCCTTCGTAAATGCGCTTCGTGTCGGCGCGCGGGTAGGCCGTGACCGGAACGAGAAGTTGGAGCCGCTGTATAACGCGCTCTCCATCGGAGGAGGGGAACCAGCGGGCAGCGACGGTGGATTCCTTGTACCGGTGGAATTTGACGACATGATCCACCGCGTCATGAAGGATTATATCCGCCTTGCTGACTACTTCAAACTTGAGACGGTTAATGGCTTTACCGGATGGAGAGCGATCGAGACGACCGCGCTTCGCAAGCCCTTGCCGAAGATCGGCGAACTGGAAGAGATCGGTAAAACCGATCAGCCGAGTTTCCGTAAGATCGAATACTCGGTCGATAAATACGGTGATCGCATCGAGGTTTCGAGTGAGCTTTTGGCCGATAATACGGCGGGGCTACTCCAATACATCGCGGAATGGTTCGGGCCGCGCGTCGTTATGACGGAAAACGCCCTGCTGCTATCCCTGTTGGATGCGCTTACAGCTAAAAATTTTACGGCAGGTAAGGAAATGAAAGATCTGAAATCCTTGCTCAATAAGGGCCTGAACACGGCCATTTCCCGCAACGCTACGATTCTTACCAACGGCAACGGATACGACTTTTTCGATCAGCAGGAGGATAAAAACGGTCGCCCGATGCTTGTGCCGAACCCACAGGACCCGGACGTTTATCGATTTAAAAGCCGCCCGGTGGTATATGCAGATGCCGATCTAATCCCAAGCCGCACCGTAACGACAACGGGTGCGACCAAGGGTGATTACGATCCGGTATACGTTGGATTCTTTAAAGCGTTCGGAACGCTGTTCCGCCGCCAGGCGTTGGAGTTTAAGACAACAGATGTCGGCGGAGCAGCTTGGGAGCACGACACGACAGAACTGCGTGGCATCGTGCGCATGTGTGCGCGCACAGTAGATGCGGATGCAGCAGTCAAGCGCGAAATTTTCACGCCTGCATCTGCCTAAGAAAAACGATTGGAGGGATAGGCCTTGCAGAACGGCCTGATATCAGAGGCAGCGCTGAGCGATTATCTGGGAGTTGACGATGAATCATATGAGACTGTTAGTCTGCTCAGAGATGCGGCAATGGATGATCTTCGGCGCAGTACAGGAATCACAGAGCAACAGATCACGAATTTTGGCCTCGTAAACGAATATGTCATGTGCAGCGTCTATCTCTCCTTTTATGCAACCAGGGACGGAAGCCAGAATACGCAGTATGTGGAGAGCAGACGTAATCAAATCCTAAAAAAACTACAGTATGCGCCGGAAACGACTAGCCAGAGACGGAGGAGATCGAAATGATGCTTAGCGAGCGGGCAAATATCCTTACACTCCGGGAAATTGGGGGCGGAGTGCAATTTTCCTGGGTTCCCCAAGCATGCATCTGGTGCAAATCGGAACTAAAAACGCAGGGAAACATTTTTTCGAAAATCGGGATCAGTGCGCGAACAATTGTGTTTACTATGTACCGACGCAATATTACACCGAAAAATGCGCTACGTTGGAAGGGCCAATTTTGCTTTATTACCGACGTTGTCTCGGACGGAATCTATTTGATCGTGACCGCCGCTCTGGTGCAGCCGACCAGATGCATTGCCAAACGGATCGTTAGCAACACAGGAGATAATAACCTTGTCACGGAGGAAGAGCAATCGGTCGTCGGCTTTCCCGGGGTACTGACAGAAAAGTATTTGAATTACAGTAAAGATGAGCCACATGATGTCAACGAGATTACCTTCGTGCTCGTTACGCCGAAACAAGTCCAGCTAAAATCGGGGGATATCATGATAACGGAAGAATGCAGTTATAGCGTTATTGCCTGCCATACGCTGGACGGGTATAAAAACGAGTACGAAATCCAACGAAGGAAGGATATCTGACATGCCAGAAATCCAACAGAACGGCCTAGATTCATTAGATCGATCCTTTCAGGAATTATTGAAAAAAACGCCAGAAAAGCGGAAGGAGTTACATGAACGCATTGCGGACCGCCTGAAAGAGACGATAGACGCAAAGATAGTAGAACGCTTGGATGATTCGGATGGAAAGGTACAAGGATGGCAAGAGAAAGCGGTAGGCAGTGGAGGGGGATACACTGCTATCCGTCCGAAAAAGGGCGAAACTGGAGATAACAGCCCGGGAGCAATCACAAACTATCTGGAGGGAGGGCACCGAATCAGCCCTCCAAGAGGGGGAAAAGATTATCATCCCCGCATCAACGTTCCATATGTAAAAGGTTACTTTTTCTATGAAGCAGCAGGTGTTGAAGCTGAGCGGATCGCACTCGAAGAAGCCGAGCGATTTGCCGACGAACTGGCTGATATGCTGGAAAGGAGCCCATGATGCTGGGGCAATTGCAAATTGTAAAAGGGATTAATGCAGCCATTTACAGAGCTGGCATCGATGGTGCTGCGTATATCCAGCGCTGTCCGGCAAATTTTGCAAGGCCATGCTATTACATCAGTGCCGTAAAGGAGGATGTGCGCTCGGATAACAAAAGGCTAGTGCATGTCACCTCTTATTTCACGATTACCTACTTCCCTCAACTGGTAAAACACCAGGAGTATTGTACGGCAGAAGCGCTACTCGTAGCACAAAACGCAGTTATGTCCGTTTTTCGGCCCGGATATTTGCAGATAGAGAATCGCGCAATCACTGTGCAATCTTCATCAGGTGGAATTGCAGAAGATCGTGTCTACATCGAGCTTCAGGCCGAATATTACGATGACCGCACAGAATTATCAGCGATAGCAGAAGAGCCAGTCGCAGACAACATAACGATTAATTTTGAATGAAAGGATGAGCAAATCAATGGGAATGCCAAGTATTGATGTTGTATTTACGGAAAAAGCAAACACATCGATCCGGATGGCGGAGCGTGGGATTATGGCGATTGCCGTCAAGGATGCATCCCAAGTAGAAAACGGGCAGGCGTATATGCTGCTCAGCGCCGCTGATATTCCGGAAACGCTGAGTGATGAAAATAAATCGTATATAGAACGTGGATTTATTGGTTACGTGAATCCGCCGCGTAAGATTTATCTTTATGTACTGCCGGAAGCAGTTGAGAATCTGAACGAAGCGCTGGCGTATTTTGAGACGGTCCGATTCGATTATCTGGTTGGGCCGCCCGATCTGGAGGAAACCGAAGCGGAGGAGGTTGAGAAATGGATCAAGGCACAATGGGGAAACGATAGCACACCCCGTGCTGTTTTGCCACACAAAGCTTCCGACTTTGCGCCTATCGTCAACTTTACGACGGACGAGATCAAAGCGGGTGACGATACATACACAGCGGCACAGTATTGCAGCCGCATGGCCGGGATGATCTGTGGAACGCCGCTTACCATTTCCTGCACGAGTGCGCCGCTACCCGAGGTCGAAGATGTTAAGCGAATGACAAGATCAGAGATGGATACCGCTGTGGATAACGGGGAATTCATCATCTGGCACGATGGAGAAAAGGTCAAAATCGGGCGCGGTGTCACCAGCCTCAAAACTGTGACGGAAAGGCAAGGCGTGTCATACAAAAAGATCAAAATTATAGATACAATTAGCCAGATAAAAACCGATCTGAAACTCACGCTTCAAGATACCTATCAGGGCAAGTATCCTAACAGCTATGATAACAAATGCCTCCTCATCACGGCACTCCAGAATTATTTCTCTGTTATGGAGCAGGAAGGCATCCTACAAGCCGGTTTCTCTACGGTGGAAATTGATATCGATAAGCAGCGTGCCTACCTTCGTGAGAATGGCGTTGACGTTGAAAGCATGAGCGAAGATGAAATCAAAAAGGCCGCAACAGGGTCACACGTCTTTTTGAAAGCATCTATCCATATTCTCGACGCAATTGAGGATATTGCAATCGAAATTACGATTTAAGGAGGGTAATGATTATGGCAAAGGGCATGGACAGCGATAAGCGGGTGATCAATGGTTCTCATGGAACTGTATGGTTATCTGGTGAAGAGGTAGGAGAAGCATATGGGCTCAAAGCTTCATCAAAATTCTCAAAAGAGCAGATTAAACGCGCTGGCGTGATGACAGTGGGGCATAAAACAACGAGCATCGAAAACACAGGGTCGCTCATGATGCACAAGACGAATTCGCGCATGGCATCCCTGATTTCTGAAAAAATCAAAAAAGGCGAGGATCCGCGTTTTACAATCGTAACGCTACTGGATGATCCAGACGCTTATGGTGCGGAGCGCGTTGCTCTATATGACGTATCCTTCGACGATGTGACGCTTGCTGACTGGGAGGCTGGAGCTGTCGGAAAAGTGGAATCGGCATTTACGTTTGGAGACTATAAGTTCTTGGATAAAATCTCAGTGAGGTGAGTGAAATGGATCAAACAATGGAACTACTGCTTGGAATGGGCGCACGCAAGCAGGCGGAAAAAGAAATCAAACTGCTTAGTCTCAGTGAGGAACTAGGAAAAGATGTGGTTTTCAAAATCCGTTCCTTGCCATACAACACGGTGGCGCGGCTGCGAGAAAAAGAAGATCAGAGCGATTTTTCTCTGCATGTTGTTCTTGAAGGCGTTGTGTCTCCGAACCTGCGCAGCGAAGAACTGATGCGAGCACATGACGCTCCAACACCAATCGAACTAATCAAAAGTATCCTTCGCCCGGGGGAAATCGAGGATATTTCTATTCAGATCGAAAAGCTTTCCGGATATCGAACCGATACAGTCAGGATAGTGGATGATATTAAAAAAAAGTAGAAACGGACAGAGAGATGCAACTTAGCTTCTGTCTTTTTCGGGATCACAATCTCCTTCCGTGGGACTTTTACCGTCTCCCGGAAGGATGGCGAATTGTTATCAGAGCGTTTTATGAAAAAGAACGCGGCGTGTAAAGGGTGAGAGCATGGGACGAGATATCAGCATCGCGGTGAGCGTCAAGGACAAGTATTCAGATGCAGTGACTAAGATGCAGTCAGCAAGCAAATCATTCACGAAGGATCTCGACGGAATGTATAAAAAGCTAGATACGCTGGATAAAGCACAATCTAGGCTAAAATCGGACACAGACAGCCTTAAAAAAGCCATGCAGGACGCGCAAAAGGAGTTCAAAAGAACAGGCGAAGAATCAAAGAGAATGGCGGCACAGGTTGCTAGCGATAAGTACGAAAATGCCAGACGAAATTTAAAGCTTGTTTCTGATGAAGCTAGATCAACCGCCAAAGAAATTAAATCCATGTCAGATGCCATCAGTAAGGCGGATAACCGCGCCGGAAGTTTAAAAAAAGTCATCGGTTCCAAAGGCTCGGAAGATACTGGAAAAAGTATCTTATCTTCTCTTGCAGGAGCGGGCATTGCCCAAATGATCGGAAACTCCTTGTCAGAGGGAGCGACAAGCGTTATTTCATCCGCGTTCGGAGACAGAGCCGGAACTATGTTCGGAACCACACTATCAAGCATCGCGCAGGGAGCGGCTATGGGAAGCGTTGCAGGAGCGAAAGGTGCAGCAGTTGGTGCAGCCGCAGGCGCAGTTTCCGGCATTATTTCTAGCGCAACTTACGACTTCTCCGACAAAAACGAAGCGTATAAAAGCGCGGTGCAGGAAGCATATACAACCGTCACGACCCAGCAGGCACAGGATCTAGAAAATGGAATTAAACTGGCTGGAAGTCGTGAGAAAACGCAGATGGCCTTCTCCACCATGATGAAAGATGATGGAAAGGCAAAAGCGTATCTGTCAGAGGTGAAAAAAATGGCGGATTATACGCCGTTCCTTTTTGACGATCTGACGGCAATGTCAAAAACGCTGCTTACCTACGGTTACAATGAAAAAGAAATGATTCCGCAGCTTACGAAAGTCGGGGACGCGGGCGCGGCGCTTGGCATGAATACCGAAGATATGAAGATGGTGGCAACAGCGATCGGGCGTATGAAATCTTCTGGGAAAACCACACTGGAGTATATCAACATCCTTCAGGAGCGCGGTGTTGATGCAATAGGCTACTTAGCACAAGCTGGGGGCATCAGCAAAGGAGAAGTGTACGAAAAAATCTCAAAAGGATTAATCCCTGGCGCGGAAGCTGCAAAAGCAATCTCCGACTATATGGGAAAAGCTTACGAAGGTGCGATGCAACTGCAAAGCACGTCGTTTGAGGGTATGCAAAGCACATTGCAGGGTCTGACTGAGAACTTGAACGCCGCAATGGGCGAAGGATACAATGAAGAGCGCAAGAAAGGTATGCAGGAGCAGATTGATTACCTCGGAGGTGAAATGGCGAAGGAACAGCAGGAAGCTTATAAATCAATCGGCCAATGGAAGGCGAGCCTTGAAAATGAGCGCGAGAAAGCGATGCGCGATGCCGTGCAAAGCGCGATGCAATCCGATGCATATCAAAAGGCCAAAGCGACGAAAAATGGCGCAGAAATGGGGCGCATTATGGCTGAAGCACAGATCGAAGGCGAAAACGCTTTTAAGGATACAGAAGGGTATAAAACAATGGTACAGGCCGAAAAAGGACTTGTAGGTAGTATCCAGAATTCTATGAAGCAGGATAAAACCTACTGGAACTATGGTTACGAGATGGGGCAAGAATTCAGCCGCGGATATTTGTCTGCCAGAGGGGCAAGCTACACCTCCTACGTTACGCCGGAGCATAGCAAACTGGGAGATCCCACTGAAGTGCTGGACAACGCTTTGAATCGACCGACCCTCCGAAGCCCTTTCCAAAAGCCTTTTAATTCCAAGTCAATTGGAATACTGCGTGTCCCATATGATGGGTACCCAGCCCTCCTGCACGAGGGAGAAGAGGTGCGTACTGCGAGCGCCTCCCGTGCAGGAGATGATAGTCAGGGGTACATCATCAATATCAATAATCCTGTGGTACGGGAGGAACAGGACTTTTACAGGCTAACGCAGCAGATAGTAGGAGCGATCCGCCAACAGGCGGCGATCCAGGCGGGGTGATAAAGTGGAGCGCAAGGTTATTTTTAAAAATGAGACAAAAACTGAAGAGATTACTTTACCGATCACGCCGGAATCTTACCAGATGCAGCGCGGAATGAAAATTGAGACAGTAAATATCCACGCCTTGGGCGATGTCAGCCTTGCGGGATATACCGCCCTTGCATCTATCACAGTCGAGGCTGTTCTCCCGAGCCGAAAACGCTCGGAAATGGTTCCAGGAGCACGCACGAATCCGCAATATTATATTGATAAATTTTGGGAATGCACAACAAACCGCCACAAGCTACGTTACATCATCTCAGGAACAAAGTCGAACCTCCCTGTCTATTTAGAAAATCTGGAATACAGAGAAGATGACGGTACGAACGATATCAAAGTAACCCTGACTTTACGCGAGCGCAAGGAACTTAAAAAGCTACGCACGACAACCGTTAAAAAGAATAAACCTAGGGCGGCACCCGCTAAAAAATTGACGGTGCGCAGCTATAAGGTGGTGCGTGGTGATACCTTGTGGGGGATCTGCAATAGATTTTACAAGGAACCAACTCTTTGCTATAAACTTGCAAAATATAACGGCATAAAAAACGCAAATCTCATCTACGCTGGACAGGTCATCAAGATCCCGGAGGCATCAAAGCTATGAAGATCACAATTACGGGTGGCGGGAAGGCGACGGACGTCACGCAATATGTCACTACGGTGACCTGGGGCGGAGACTATCAATCGTGTGCCCGAACACTAAGTTTCGGAATCCTCTCCTCCCCCACGGATCGCACAATTGAAAAGGTGCGCTGCGATCTGATGGATGCCGTCGCGTTTGACCATAATGGAAGGATTTTTGATGGCTATATCTTTCGGAGAGAGAAAAGCACGAATGAAAGCGAAATCACCATCACTTGTTTTGATAAGGGCTTCTATCTTAGAAAGATTACCGCGTCGTATAAATTTACGCGAACAACGCCTGAGACGATCACGCGCCGCGTCTGCGCAGACTATGGGATTCAGGTTGGTAGTATCGCACGAACGGGCTTTACTTTATCGCGCAACTTCTTGGGGAAAAATTTATACGATATTATCCAAAGCGCCTATACGCTTGCCAGCAAATCAACTGGGAGAAAATATCAGATCCGATTTGAAGGCGGAAAACTTTCGGTACAAGAAAAAGGCGTTAACAGTAGCACGATTATCATCGAAGGCGGCGTAAATCTTATGGATTCCGCAATTTCGGAATCTGCGGAAAATGTTGTAACGCGCGTAAAAATCTACAGTAAGGATGATAAATTTGTCCGCAATGTGGACAATGCACAGGCTATGAAGCTTTACGGATTGATGCAGGAATACGTTAAGCAATCAGAGGATGACAACGGACAGGCCCGCGCCAAGGAGATATTGAATGCTGGGACGTTAGAACAGAAGATAACGGTCAACGGAATCGGGGACACTCGTTGCACCACAGGAAATGCGGTTGTCGTTCAAGAACCATATACCGGAATCTATGGCCTATTTTACATTGATTCTGACACGCACACTTGGAAAAATGGGCAGTATTATATCAAACTTGTTCTAAATTTCAAAAATCTCATGGATGAAAAAGATGCGGGTGCCATTGAAAAGGCCAGTAAAAGCAAGGCAGGAAGTTCGAGCAACAAAAAATCAGAAGGCAGTGGAAGCTCATGGAGCTATGTCAATAAGCCTACATAAAAGGAGGAAGCGTTTATGCAGGATAACCCGTTTGCATCCATGCTTGAACTCATAAGGAACACTGTACAGGAGCAAAACACACCAGCCTTTCGCCTCGGCGAAGTTATCAGCGCTTCACCATTAAAAATCAATGTGATGGGTACGCCACAGGATCGAGATTCAATAGAAAAAAACGAGAGTATTAATGCCTTTTCAGTAGGCGAACGTGTCCTCCTTGCCTGCCTCGACGGAGATCAACGCTTTGTCGTGATTTGTAAGGTGGTGAGCGTGTAATGGATATATTTCCAATGGTGCAGCCGAATACGGAGGAAGCAGAGACAGATCCAGAATACCCGCTATATCGGGATGTCAAATGGGATTTGCGCGAAAATAAGCCGATCTTTAAAAACGGCGCGCCTGTTATCGTAGAGGGCCAGGAGGCAGTTCTCGGTTGGGTACTGCGTGCACTCTGCACGGAGAGGGACCGATATGAAATCTACTCAGAGGAATACGGCTGCGAAATCGAAATACTAATCGGCCAGCCTTATACCAAAGAACTGAAAGAGGCAGAGGCGGCACGGTATCTTGAAGAATGCCTGCTTTGTAATCCGTATATTACGGGAGTGACGGATGTCGCGGCATCGTTCGAGGATGGCAGAATGGAGCTCTCATGCAGGATCTCAACGATTTATGGGAATGGTGAGGTGAGTATCAATGTATGAAGATTTGACGCCGGATGATATCCGAGAAGAAATCCTTACGAAGATACCGAATCTTGATACGAGGGAAGGTAGCTTTGTGAGCGATTTGACAGCCCCGGTCTCTAACGCGATCTATAACCTCTACATGGCGATGAATGCCCTAATTCCCATCGCATTTGTGGATGAGACAAGTGGCGAATTTATTGATAAAAGGGCTAGAGAATATGGCGTTATTAGAAAAGAAGGCGTAAAGGCTCGCGTGGTCTTACAATTCACCGGAGAGGATGGCGCAGTTGTGCCTATTGGCAGTGTTTTCACAACAAAAACTGGACTTGAATTTGTAACAATAGAAAACGTGAAAATTATGGATGGCGCAGCGAGGGCACAGGCAGAGGCTACCGAACCGGGGAGCCAATATAACGTAGACGCCGGTAGTATTACAGAGCAGTATCAAGTGATTGTGGGATTAATGAGCGTGACAAATGAGGCTGCTACGGGGGGGATTGACCACGAATCGGATGAAGCGCTAATGGAGAGGTTAAATCTATTAAGAAGGCGCCCAGCTACATCGGGGAACGCATATCACTACATCATGTGGGCGCTTGAAGTAGACGGCGTTGGTGGCGCAAAGGCAACGCCATTGGAAAATGGGCCAGGAACAGTTGGCATATTGATTGCTGGGCCGGATAAAGAGCCGGTTAGTAGTGAAATTGTAGAAAGCACGCTGGCACATATTGAACAGGAGCGTCCAATTGGCGCGCTGGTCACCGTAGAAAGCGCCCAACCGATTGCTGTGAATATTAGTGCATCTGTCAAGCTAAATGGACTTGTAGAATTATCTACAGTTCAAGAAATTTTGATTCAAAAAATGCAGCCTTTTCTTAGCAATCTGACAAAGATTTATTTTGAAGATCCAGAGTTAAAAGTTTATGAAGTACCGATCAACGCAGTAGGCGCAATCCTCATCGGAATAGAAGGCGTGCTGGATTACAATACCCTAAAAATAAACGGGGAGACTACTAATCTTATAATTGAGAAAAAGCAAGTGCCGGTTTTGGGGACGGTGAATCTCACATGAATCTGGTTGAAAAGATGCCTAATTATTATCATCAAAGCGAGGAAGTTTGCGCTATTGAGAAAGCCTTTGGGCAAGCGGTGGATCATGCCATGAGTGATCTGGAAGAATTACTAGAACAATGCTTTGTAGACACAGCGACTTGGGCTCTTCCTCTGTGGGAAGAAAGTGTCGGGATTGAGCCAGAAAAAGAAAAAGATATCACCTATAGAAGAACACGAATCTTGAGCAAATTGCGCGGCGGAGGCACGGTCACAAAGGCAATGCTAAAAAACACAATAGAAAGCTTTTACAACGGAGAAGTAGATATCCTTGAATATCCAGCGGAACACCGGTTTGAAGTGAAATTTTTGAGCACCATCGGTGTTCCGCCTAATTTATCCGATGTAACACAGGCAATCGAAGAAACAAAGCCTGCGCATTTGGAATATTCTTATCTCATTTTATTTGTCCTGCACGAGGAGTTAATCCAATTTACACACCATCAGCTTACGGAAAAAACTCATGAACAGATTAGAAACGAGGCGGTTACAAATGACGGAAACAGAACACTTGCACCTAAAAAAACCCGGACAAGGTGATTATTATAACGTCGATGATTTTAACGGAAACGCTGATCTTATAGATACAAAGTTGAAGGAAATCGACGACAGTGTAGCCCAACCCTCCGGCATCGCCACTCTCGACAGCAGCGGCAAGCTTGCGCAGATGCCTACGGCGGCGGATGTGGGGGCGGTGCCGTCAATGCTTACGGATATCATATATGTTGATCAGGCAGATCCAGTGCCGCATTACGATAACCTTAACAACTATATCACGCCGGGTCAGCGTGTCCATATTGCTACCGTAACCACCGCTAGGAGCGTAGATAACTGCCCCGAGGCGTCCCCGGGGATAATGGAGGTCGCCGAGTATAACCACAGCGTTAAGACGGGACAAACGCTTGGGATCATACAGCGGTATATAGCGACCAGCGGCAACACGTATACGCGCATCTACACCCATCAAAATGGATATTGGAGCAATTGGGCCAGTGGCGCGCTTAAACCTATGCAACCGTATGTCTCCACCCAGCTAACAGGCAGCGGATATGTGTATTTTGCATGTTATGGACTGGACGCTGGGGCATATCTATTCTCCGCCTGCGGAAATTTTAATGCGGGCGGTTCCGATCTATACAGGGCAACATATACCGCCATCATCCACATATCGTGCGACTACGATAGTGCCGCGAAACAGGTCATAGCGCGTGTAAGTCATGCACCGTTACTGATTTCTGCTAACTTCGGGGACGCGTCGGATGAGAAATTTGATGTTGGATTTAACAACATGATAAAAACCACTCCGTGGGCAGCCTGGCAAAGCGGAGGTGAACCGGGTAAAATCTACATCTCGGCTGCCAGCAGCACATCATCCAGTGTATCCGACTGGTCGTGCAAACTACTCAAATTGATATAAGGAGGTAACCAATGTCTATTGCAACCGTCAAAGCCGTCATCAACGGCCAAACCTACCCGTTAACCCTAGCGGAGGACGGGTATTACACCCTCTCCGGCACTGCGCCCGCCTTATCCTCTGCCAACGAGCCGGGCGGCTACTATGGCGTGCAGATTATCGCCACGGACGAGGCAGGTAATGAGACCACGATCAACCAGGAGGCCGGGACGTGGGGCGAGCAGCTGCGATTAGTGGCTTACGAGAGCGTCAAGCCCACGGCCACCATTACCTACCCATCATCGGACAGCCGGATCAATACCTGCACCCCGACCATCACCGCCCAACTGCGAGACAACGATAGCGGCGTTGATCCCGCCACTCTTGACCTGCGTATTAACGGCGGCAGTAAGATCACACAGGGTGCGCCGGGGCTTACTCTGACACCAGTAGAGGGCGGCTATGATCTCTCCTACGCTGTGCCAACGGCCCTAGATGAGGGCCAGACGACAATCTCTGTTGGCGTATCCGACATGGATGGCAACGCCGCCGACCCCGCGTCAATCACCTGCACCATCGCAGTCACCGCGCCGACCATTAGCCTGTCCTCGCCTGCGGAGGGTCTTGTAACCAACCAGGCGGCGGTGCAGATTACGGGCATCACGTCGGATGATCAGCTGACATCCGTCACCCTGACTGTCACCGTCAATGGGCACGACCAGGAGCCGGTTACAGTGGACGGCCAGACGGGTGCGTTTGCGGTCAGCGCCAATCCCTCCCACATGCAAGAGGGATCCAACGTAATCACAGTTAAGGTTGTAGACGCGACCGGCCTTGAGGCCGAGATCACCCGCAACGTTACGCTGGATACCATCCCGCCGCGCATTGTCGAGGTTATCGGCGTGACCGACCGTGTGCACGTTGGAGCGCCGTTTACCATCCGCGTCAAGGTGGAGGATTGATATGATTACGCGCATTGAGGGCATGGCTGATAACCATGCCCTTGTGTTTGCCCGTAGTGAGGATGGCTACTGGACGGCGCAAGTGCCTCCTGACTTGGAGGATGGCACGTACTACGTCACCCTTACAGCCTGGGATATGGCGGGCAACAGCACATATTACGCCACAGTATTAATGACAGTGGATATAACCGGTATCCGGTTTGCGTGGCAGGATGGGGATTATCTGCTGGACTGGATGCCGGGATACAACGCGGCGTGGGGCGCGGGATATTGTGCAGATTGGGAGGGATGTTGATGGATGGGCCAACAATCCGGCTGATGCCGGGCGAGCGTAGGCAGCAGCGCGTGCGCATCTATGGATGCGATCCGGCTGCACAGGTAATGGTGCAGTCGGCTACGTGGGAGCTGCATGATTTTTATGGAGAGGTTGTCGGGCAGGGGTCTTGCGTGGTGTCGGAGGGCAATTTGCTGACGTTTATGCTGACCGTAGACAAACCGGGACGGCACCACCTGCTGCTAACCTGCTCGATCGGGCCAGAGATTTACAAGACAACTGCGGGGGTGATCGTGTGTGATTGTCATTGAGGATGTGCAATTAACCCCCAAGCGGGTGCCCATAGGTGGTAATTATCTGCTGCGCGTAAGAGCACGAGATAATGCGGATGTTTCCTATGCGGATACTACGCTGCTTGAAACGGCAATCGATATGGTGGCGCAATATACCCCATCTGATTACAAGGACTTTTCCGATGTTGACGCCGCTGTTGCCGCGGCACAAGCACTGCTCAATGCGAAGCCCACAGTTGACCGGCAGGAGGAAGTTGACGCCGCCGCAATGGCGATCTTCGACGCGATTGCCGCGCTCGAATGGGCGGAGGGGCACCGCAATAACCCGCTC